GGTAGTGCTGGTATACTATTCCTTTTTATTGTTAATGCTGTCCCTGCAGCTCCTGGAGTTTTAGAATTAGAATCTAGTACTTCATCTACAATTACAGTATTTGGTAATACAACAGATGTCTCTGGCTCTCCATTTACAACTGCAACATTTTATTTAGATGGAAGTGAAAATGCTATTGTTGATGTCTCTGGAAATGGGCTAGATGCCTCTGGTAATGGCATAGATGCCTCTGGTAATGTTTATTATACTTATACTGGATTAACTGCATTTACCAATTATAATGTAAATTGGGCACTTACAAATTCTGAAGGACAAGGACCAGATAGTTCTGGAGTTTCATTTTCAACCTTATCTTACCCTCCTTCAACTCCTGGAGTTTTAGAATTAGAATCTAGAACTTTATCTTCAATCTCAGTAATTGGTCATACTACAGATGTCTCTGGCTCTCCATTTACAAGTGCAACATTTTATTTAGATGGAAGTCAAAATGCTATTGTAGATGTTTCTGGAAATAGCCTAGATGCCTCTGGAAATGGGCTAGATGCCTCTGGAAATTTTTATTATATTTATACTGGATTAACTGTAGGTACCGATTATAATGTAATATGGGCACTTACAAATTCTGGAGGACAAGGGCCTCATAGTTCAGGAGTTACATTTACAACCTTACGAATTACGCCAGGAGCTTTAGAATTAGAATCTAAAACTTCAACTACAATCTCAGTATTTGGTAATACAACGGATGTTTCTGGCTCTCCATTTACAAGTGCAACATTTTATTTAGATGGAAGTGAAAATGCAATCGTTGATGTATCTGGAAATGGTCAAGATGCCTCTGGTAATGGCATAGATGCCTCTGGAAATGTTTATTATACTTATACTGGATTAACTGCATTTACCAATTATAATGTAAGTTGGGCACTTACAAATTCTGGAGGACAAGGGCCTGATAGTTCAGGAGTTTCATTTAAAACGTTTCAAGTTGCTCCTGTTCCTCTTACTGCTACTATAACTCCTACAAGTATAAAAGTTACTGGAACTGATCCTAGTGGTAATTATCCAGGATGGTCTGCTTACATTATTGCATATGATAGTAGTGGAAATCCTCTTGGATATCCTCAAATTATTTCATCACCAGATGCTTCAGGAAATTATGTTGCAGATTTTACTGGTTTAAATTCAAATACATTATATAAATTTAAGTATTTATTTGGAAATGGCCCAGATGAATCTGAAGTTACAGATTTTCAATCATTTACAACTGAACCTCCTATCTGTTTCCTCCGTGGCTCTAAGATTCTCTGTTTTAATGAGTCACAACAAAAAGAAGAATATCTACCAATTGAAGAAATACAAGTAGGCACACTTGTAAAGATACTCAACGGTTCATATGTAAAAGTTCATACTATTGGTAAAACAACCTTCAATAATCCTAATAATGCCGACAGGGGACCTAATCGCCTTTTTAAGTTAAGCCCAAAGAATTATCCTGAGCTTACTGAGGACCTCATTATAACAGGATGCCACTCCAGGCTTGTAGATAAACTAGAGCCCAAACAAAAAGCCAGACATCTTCAACTAATGAAGAGTCTCTACATGACTACAGGCAAGTTTAGGCTCATGGCATTCATTGATGAGAAAGCGGAGCCTTATCAGAATCCTGGAGACCATGAAATATGGCACTTTGCTTTAGAAAATAAGGAAGTTGTTTGTAATTATGGTGTCTATGCAAATGGTGGATTATTAGTGGAAACTGCAAGTATTAAAACCATGACTGAACGCTTTGGTTTAGTCTCTATTGAATAATTTTTGAATGCGGTAGCCTAGTCTCATATGAATGGAAATTATAATACCCACCATGGGTCTTATAAAATCCAAGACGTTCATACCATCCATAAAGCTCTTTACGCTCAGGATAAAGATGAATACTGCGCCGATGCATTTTCATTTCTTTCAAGAATCCCTTAATTATATCGGTGCCAATACCTTGACCTCTGTATGAAAAGTCTAGGGCAATGTAATCGACATAGAGATTATCCTTGTTCTTTGTGTGATAAGATGTTATAATGAAACCAATGAATTTCTTAGACAATGGGTCAAGAAATGCGTAGCTTTCTTCCTTGGATCTATAATGCCAAGAAGTATTCAAGGAATTTATAGTAAAGAGTTTTGGATTAAAAGTTTCCTTAAATAGAGCCTTGACCCTGCGATAATGCTTTTCAGTTAGGGGCTCGTGCATTTAGTTTGATGAAGTTTCAGGGTTAGGGACTTCAATTTTATGCATAGCTTGGCCAGGTTGGCCAGCTTGCACAGTCTGCTTTAGCTTCTCTAAATACAAAATGGCATCCATGAGTTCTTCTTGAGCATGCTGAATCCAGTCTTTTACTGAAAGGTCCGTGCGGTCTAAGGTAACTCCATACTTCTCCTGGCCAAATGCAGAACGCTGTAAAAACTTCTGAATTACCGAGTCAACAATAGAATCTCCCGAACTCATATACAATCTATATATACGCTCTTTATGTCATTTTTTCTATAAAAAAATATTCCATAGTATAGATGAATTCACGAGAATATATAAAGAAATTTGTTAACTCTTTTTCATTACTACTTATATTTTCATATATACTTTCTATAAATCTAGTATATCCTAAATTTTCTATTATATCTATTGGAATTCAGTTATTTTTTATAAGTTTATATATATATTTCTTTCATATATTACTACATAAGTTGCCTAATTCAATCTTTAATTACCATATGTATTCACACCATAATAAAAATCTAAAACTACCAAGATGGTTAGAATTAATTGGAGAATTTATTTGTGATATATCTTTTGCAATTCCTCTTATTGCTCTAAAATATATATTTAATATACCATACTTAAGTTATACACTGATACTTTTTATCATAATATGGTATTCTACGGGCCATGTTATAAATCAATCATTAATTTATTCATCTGAACCTAATTCTGAACACAAAGTTCATCATGTAGAAGAAAAATACAATTTTGGTCCTGCATATATTGATATGGCATTTGGAACATTAAAATCATATAAACATGAAATAATGTTATATGAAATAAATAATGGAATTGTATTATTTTTATTATTTTATTTAGTATCTAAGGTGGGTCATTTTAGTTTACAAGTATAACGCTTTCCTGTAATATTATCAACAATATATATTCCAAACAATTTAACTATTGGTAATGCTATTCCCATTGATACAAAAAATATTTCAAACTTATGAGGTTCTTTACACATATCTGTATTTCCAGAAAAAATATGACATAATATTTCGCTCATTGTTGGCACAATATCTGAATTTATTTCTTCATATCTTGAAAGAACACAACGTTTATAATATATTGTTATTTCATATAATATAAAACAACCGAATAAAACTAAATAGAGCATCTTTATGTCGGAAGAATATAATATGGCATATACATATGTAAATGCTAAAACTATATGAATAACCATAACGCTATATGACATCAACCTGAGTTGCAATGGTATCTTATCTGCTCTTACTTTTTTAAAGGTATCTTTGTATATTTTAAAAGATGATGGATACACTTCCATTCTATTATAATATAATAGAATGATTTCCCGGGTATGGATATTATCAATAATTGTATTTTTGTGCATTAATATGTTATTTATAATATCATATATTCGAATTCATAAAAAAGAATTAATACCAAATGATGAATATTTTACATTACTGGGTGTAATAATTTTAGTTTTATGTGTGTATTTTATTGCTCCTCTTAGAAGAATGATTGAGGAATAATTTTTTTAAGAAAGCAGCATGCTAATAGGAATATGTATAGGCACAGTATGAACTTGAGTATTATTTCCGTAGGGGTGTGAGGAAGGCAACTTACCGACTACATCCTCAGAAATAACTCGGTTAATCTCGGCATTACTGGGTATAATATTATAAACACGAAGAACCTTGGGAGACTTCATTTCTGCAGAAGTTAGTATAAGAGTATAAAACTGCTTGAATATATTGCAATTCTTCTGGCACATCTAGTATTAAGAATAAGGAATTCTTAAGGCCCTGGGGCTTCTTAGATGTATGGCTTTCTAGATAGGTGCGTCCTTGGTATATTCAGATACCAAGGCAAGAGTAGAAAAAACCTGTTCCAGGTTTTTCTGCGTCCGTTGCATCTTTTAGATGCAACGGCATAGCACCTATCCTTTGGATAGGTGCGTCTAAAGCCTTCTCTAAAAAAGAAATTAGTAACGGAGAAGGATGAATGTTAGTATCCAGGAAATGCAATCAATTGCATCGGATATGGGTCAGCCTATAAATATTTCATCAGAAATTGGAAATGTTATTGAAGTAACAGAACTTAATGATGATCTCGGGATGAATCTCTTAGCCAACCAATCTCGTTCTAAACCCGAAGGAACGCAGAGTTTTGGCTCATCACCCATCCGGCTTTCTGTTCCTGATGAAATAAAGCCAATCCAATTTGATACTCTAGAGCCAATCGACCTTAATACATTTGGCAACACTAATGATAGCAGTTCATCTTCTAATAACCCCCTACCTCAGATTAGTATCTCTAAGGAGTCTAGTCCATATAACAACTATCAATCTAGCTCTGCACCATCTATTTCTCTCACTCCTGCACCCCCTCGTGATTTAGAGAAAGAAAGGCAAGAGAAGATTGAGTATCTTAATAAACTCCAACGCCTTGAGTCCAAGGGTTATCCTGTAAGCAAGAGATTTACTATGGACAACTCTTTTGAGGAAATTAAACAGGAATATACAAGACTTGTAGATGCCAGAAATCTTGAGGGTTCTCTCAGATTTCAGCGTCAGATGCTCATGGGTGCAATTACTGGTCTTGAGTGGATGAATGACAAATTTGACCCATTTGATATTAAGCTTGAAGGATGGTCTGAGTCTGTTCACACTAATGTGGAAGATTTTGATGAAATTTTTGAAGAGCTATATGACAAATACAAGGACCGTGGAAAGATGCCTCCTGAGATGCGTCTGATGATGGCCGTTGCTGGAAGTGGATTTATGTGCCATGTGTCAAATTCATTCTTTAGACAGAAGATGCCAACTATGGATGATGTTCTCAAGAGTAATCCAATGCTGGCTAAGCAGATGGCTCAGGCAGCAGCAGCTCAGGCGGGCCCTGGTTTTGGAAATTTCATGGGAATGGCTATGGGTATGCCTGGAATGCAAGGTATGCCTGGAATGCAAGGAGCCCAAGGAATGGGCGGTGGCGCACCTCCTAATATGCCAGCATCTGCAATGGCCATGGACCCTCCTGGACCCACCGGTGGATTCTTCGGCTCTAGTGGCAGGTCTCCAGCTAACCCAAGCCAAATGTCTTCTGGCTCTGCAGGTGTAGCGGTGGACCCTAGTCAGAGACGTGAGATGAAGGGGCCTTCTGGGGTAGATGATATTCTGAGAACCTTTGAGGATGTTCGTAAGGCCGAGATGGAATCTATTGGTGTTCGCTCAATGCCTGTGAATGTAACAATGCCTACTCAGCAGCAGCCCGCAATGGTGGCAGTCTCCGAGCTCCAGAGTGTAGCCAGTGATGAGTATAGCCAGGCTGATTCTACACGCTCTGGAATGAATAGGCGCAGAGCAGGACGTAGGCCTGCACCAGTTGGCTCTACGGTAAGTTTAGATGTGTAACGCTTTTTAAAAAGCCTATTTTTGCTGGCTTTTTTTTAAAAAGCCTATTTTTGCTGGCTTTTTTCTAAAAAGCCTATTTTTGCTGGCTTTTTTCTAAAAAGCCTATAGATATGCCAAGTCCAACTAGAAAAGTTTCAAGAAAATCTGCATATAAAAATAACTGGAGAACTCGTCATAATAAACAAAAAGGGCCAAGTCGCAATGTCTCTCCTCTAAATCCTTTACATCCTTCTCATAAATCAAAATCAAAAAAACCTAAGGGAAAGTTCTGGAATTCTAATTCCAATAGTGATGAACATCCGGATCATTAAACCTAGCTAATAAATTTGAGTAAATCTAACACATGAGCTTAGTAAGCCCATATGTTACCTATGCTACCTAATAAATGGGTCTACGGTGATAAGGTTCCCTTTAATGAGAGTAATACCGTAGAATTCAAGCGAGTCTCTATATTTACTGGACTTTTCAACTTGAAATCTATTCGTGGCTCTGGGCTTCCTAAATATAAGGAAACTATTCACGCATTTCTCAATGGTGCAGGAGGATATCTAATAATGGGAGTTCTTGATGACGGCACAATTGCAGGAGGTGAAAATCTGACTCCAGATTTCCTAGATAAATTTAATCTCTGGATTGATTCATGTTATGGAACTTTTACCTGCAAAGATGGTGGTCCCATTGACCCCTGTAAGATAAAGATGAAAATTCATACATTTCCTGTGGAAAACTTACCTAATAATCTTCCAACTCATATTCTAGTTGTTGAAGTAATTAATAAGGGAGCTCCACTTAATATTATGAATCGCTCTGGAGTTATTATTTATAGACTGAATGCCAGTAATTACAAAATGATTACTGAGCCAGTATATAAGAAACGTGATGTAAAAGGAATGATTCAATCTATACAATGTCATATGCAACAGATAATAGATGAAAAACATCGAGCTCTTGAGAATATTCAAGAGAAACACCACGATGAAATTAAAGCCATTGTAAAACGAGAAAGTAAGATTACTCGTGACTACATGGAAAAAATTAGTGAAAGCCTCTATAAAAAATACAAGATTGAACAAGGCCATAATCTATGTGAAAAGATAATGCAATTTATTAGTTCTATAATTAAATTCTAACAAGTGAAAGGATCATAATTATTTTATATACGCCTTTAATGTTGAATGGCTAAAAAAGGATATGAAGACTCACTAACGACCTCCCAAACTTTACAAGGATTAGACTCTTCCGGTTTAACGATTTCGTGAAAATTCGTGAAATTGTTTAAAGATTTTGTGCGTCTATAGTATAGACAAATGACAAAATACACCTGTGAAACTTGTCAGAAGGTTTTCTCTCAGAAGGGTCATCTTGAAGACCACAACAAGCGCAAACGCCCCTGTAAAAAAGACAACACAATTGAAGCACTTGTAGAGAAGAAAGTTCAAGAGGTTCTATCAAAAACGAATGAGGGAGCAGTAAAAATTGAGGTGACAACGATGACTATTATGCAGTCAAATCAAATGGACTACTCAACAAAAACTCGTGAGGAACTAATTGCTCTTTGTAAAGAGAAGAAAATTAAAGGGTATAGCGGTAAGAAGAAGGAAGACATCGTAAAACTTCTTACAAATACCTCACCTATTACAATGACTACTGAAACTCATAATGCCCCCCATATTATTCAGAATATTATGCAAAAATACAAGGTTATATCATTATTCTCAGGTATGGGAGGAATGGATGTTGGATTTGCCGAGCAAGTTATAGTTCATAAAAATAGTATAAAAGAGCAAGACTATATAGAATCAAATTCATCAATACCAGACTTTGTGAATCTAAAAAAGCTTCCGTTTGATATTGTCTTTCAAAATGATATTCTACCTGAAGCAAAAAAAATTGCCGAATTGAACAAATGGAATCACAACTTTCACCTTAAAGATATACGAGATTTACTGAAAGAAAATTTCAGTTTTCCTGTGGCTGAAGTAATTACAGGTGGATTTCCTTGTCAAGATTTTAGCCACGCAGGTAAGAGAAAAGGATTTGATTCAAATCGTGGAACTCTATACCAATCATACGTTGAACTTGTTAAAAGAGTAAAGCCACTTGTATTTGTTGCTGAAAATGTGAATGGATTATTGACTATGCCTGGAGATCCAATTAAAAAAATTATAGATGACTTCTCTAAAGTTGGATATGAGGTTAAATATCAACTTATCAAGTGCGAAGAATATGGTATACCACAAACTCGTTGGCGTGTTATTATTATGGGTGTTCGTTTAGATAAAAAAGAAAAACTTGGAGAGAGTTGGAATATTATTGATGAAAATAAAGTAAGATGTAGTATTGGCTGTTATTTCAAACATTTACAAGAACCTAATATTACAGAAGATCCTGCACAAAAAGTTTATTCAAAGGCAGCACGTCTTGAAAAAGGTCAGGGACAGAAAGAGGTAGGTTTAGATGAATTTGCCCCCACTATGCGTGCAGAACATCACGGAAATATTGAATTTCGCAGGATTAATAATGGAAAAAACAAGGAATTAAATATGATTGAAAGGAGACTCTCAGTTCGTGAGGCTGCTCTTATTCAAACATTTCCACCCAAATGTATTCTTACAGAACCAAGTAAACTTAATAGCAAAGCATACAAACCTATTGGAAACGCAGTCCCGCCTCTTCTTGGTTATATTATTGCAAGAAAGGTTGAAAATATACTTAGTAAGATTACAAGTTAATTCCAATACTCTTTAGCATTTCAATTCTTCTTTCAATAGGATTTATACCGCTTTTCAAATCAACATCACAAATCTCAATCTTGAAATATAATTTTTTAAGAAGTTCATTCATCGCCTTTTTTGAATATTCAATACCTCTTGAGTTGCCTTTAGGAATAGTAAATGCTTCATTTTTTAGGTTTTTGATTATGTTTTTGTTTTCTTCAGATGATATACATATTATAGTAATTTTCTTCCTGTGTGTATCAAGATATGTAATAAGTAAGTGTGGATAGTAAGAATCTTCCGCATTTATCATTCCCTCAATTGCTTCTTTTACAGATAAATCTGCAGAAGTCCATTTTGCTTTTACCGCAGAACCAACTTTACTACCAGAGTGTTTTGCTGAAATTTTGGATTTTCCAATAATATAATCCTCTGGTAAGGTATTATCAATATCAAGATTTATTATACTACCTAAGAAAAGTTTTAGAACAGCACCTTGGTCTTTTTCTCTTGACATACCCACTTCCATACCACAAGTCCCATTTCGTGTACATTCTGATTGACTTTGTGTATACAGTGCAATTAATCCCTTTTGTGCTTCTTTCTTTTCAAGGACTGATTTTAACGTTTCCAAATCTTCTATTTTAGTTGTCATCTCTACTTTTACTTGTGGGATTAGCTTTACATCATTTTCAACACCAATTTTTGGTGTTGAAACTGGCGTAGTCATTTTCTTACACGAACGCTTGTTGTGTCCTTTTTGCTTACAGATAGAGCATTTCATTTTAAATGTGTTTTTGGTTTTATTCATGCTTACAAATTACTGGGTTCAATTTTTTTGGTCGTATTTTTTTATCACAAGATTAATCTTCCTTAATTTCTCGTGCTGCAGGGCAGAAATTATAAAAATTTTCAGGATTTTTCATAGTCCATGTCTTATGTGCACCAAACCCCTTCTTTACAAATGTATCCTGAGTGCAGAAATTAGCTAGAACTTCAGCACTCTCAGGTTTATTTATAGAGTGCTCAACACAATTAGAGAAAAAAACATCTTCAGGATAATCCGCTGCAATACCAGGATAATTCTTAATGCATTGTTTCTGAAAAGAATTTTTTCTAAAACTCAAGCCACCCACACCATAAAAACTATTGCCTTTAGAATAATCTCTTGCCCAAACTTCTTTCTTATTACCAATTGCTCCAGCATATGAGCCACATCCAATATAATCATATTTCATAAAATCCTGAATCTTAAATTCAGATGCTGAACATATGACTGCATCTGTCTGAAACACTAAAATATTCTCAGCATCCACTTGATTCCAGAAATCTAGTTTCTTGAATAAAGCATTATATCCATCAGCATCTAAGTTATCAGTTTCCAATGGAATTAAATGAATTCTGCGCCCTTTTATTTCTGCAGTTGCCTCTTTTGCATATTGACCTGCCGATTTGCCATGGAAAACATAGAGGTCCCAACTTTTACACATATTCTTATCAAAATTTTCACATACATACTTTAACATTGGATGCTTTCTTGGTTCCACAATTACAAGGGCTTTCTTTATTAAAAAGCCGGAATAGTATAAATAAGCTAAAATAATAATACTAACAGTTATAACTCCTAGTATAATTTTATTTTCTTTCAAGAAATACTCTAAATATAATGAAACCCATGAGAAGGTTACCATCTACTTATTGTTCCCATAATCCACGCATGACCTTCTTATATTGATCATGCGATTTCATTCCAAATGTAGTATTTACTTCTGCAGGCTTATCAGGTGGCGCTAGTTTAGCTGCTTTATCTTGTAATGATTTTAAGATTGCAGATTCTTCAGTTGTAAGTCCAAGTGTCTGCTCTGCTCCTTTTGTCTTACATGTGGCACTAGATAATCCACCTCTTCCAAAAATACAAAGGCTGCTATTTTCATTAAGTAAATATCCAACACACAAAATTACAATAAATGAAAGCCATGCCGCTGTAATTAAATTTCTTGTAGCTAAGAAAAATATCATAAAAATAATTATACGTCTGAACCATGGTTGATTTAAGAATTTTTCTTGTTCTTTTGTTACTTCAAAAGGAAGAAATCTTCCACCTATATTAAGAGCAAACATTGCTGTCGCAAGAGCATATGGAGAAGATGCAATTTTTGTTAACGATGCTTCAAAAGGCCCACTTGGTAAGGGCATAGTTGGCGGTGGACCAGAGAAACTCATCTAACTCCTTTTATCAATAAATTTTTATGAAATTTGTATCATATTTGCAATATACATTGAAACTGCAATTCCTGTAAGTATACCAATACGAGGACACCATTCTGCGCCGAGCCATACTGAGAATAATAATGCAATTCTCCATAATGGAGATTCCCATAGTGCAATCATTGTTGATGGATATGCCATCCGGAGAGCTAAACTTTCAAATACATTCCATCCTAAAAGTATAAAAATTATAACAATACGTAAACTCATATCTAAAAAATTTTCAGGATCACTTGAAATCTCCTCCATCTTACTTTATATAAATGTTTCTATTTATTGAAGACAAAGTGTTATTTATGTGACGAAGATGAAGAAAAAATATCTCCAGACATTGAAGGAGTAGAGATTGATGATGAAGAACTATCTGCAGACATTGAAGTATTAGACATTGATGATGAAGATGAACGGATATTTGACTCTTTTGATAAAGATGTAGTAATTCGATCTGATGAAATTGCTAAAGGACTTTCACCAAGAATTCTTTCAATGAACCATCTATTAGAATTTGAAATCAGTTTTGTTGAAATATCAGTATTATCACTTACATTTGAGAATCCTTCAGAAGAATCTGGCTTTTGTAATCTAGCAAAAATTATAAGTGACACTGTTGCCGCTAAAAGTCCAGTTGGCCAATCTATTAAAATTGCAATAAGGAATGGTAGTAAAAAAAATAAAGATTTACCAATAATATTATCAAGAAATTCAAGTGACTTCCGGGGGGCGATTTCAACAAATGAGCCTAATACAAGTAGTCCTACAATAGTTAAAATTGTTAATGGCCAATGAAGAACAGAATGGGTATTTATTATCCATGATAATAAACTCATATCAATTTCTGGAAGAGTTTCGCTTTTAGCCCTTGGCGATATAGCTTCGCTTTTAGCCCTTGGCGATATAGCTTCGCTTTTAGCCCTTGGCGATATAGCTTCGCTTTTAGCAGGGCTAGCCATTCTGTTAGAACCACGAAGTTTTTAATCAGATAAAAAGACATAGGTTGAACTTAGATGGAGTTCGCCTCTATAGAGGATGCATTTCCACAATTAGAAAAATCTAAAGAAAAACGGCGTCATAAGAAAAAGGAGGGGTTTGAAGCATATGAACTACCTCCAACTGATGCAGATCGTCCGGCTGTAAAACGAATGCTTGAAATTCCACCAATTAATGTCACCCCAAACGATCAAGAAGACGATTATCTTGATGAAAACAGTAAACAACTAAAAAAATCAACAGTCAATAATTCATTACCTTTACCTAGAGCAAATTTGAATCAAAATTCAACAATACCCAGTTTTTTTGGTGCAGAACCATTCTCAAATCCTAACGAGGATATACATGCTATATATAACAGTAATGCACATAAACAAAGCTCATATATGCTTGAAGCAGACTTTACAAAATCTTTTGAAGAAACAGGATTTGGAAAGTCTGCAGGAAAAATGGTTCCAACGCCCGAACTCCGGCAACGTTGGAAGCCTCTATCAGCAGAACGTGTAGATACTGCATTTACTAATGAATCAAAAGGTTCCTTTGAAGGACTTTCTAGTCAAGATATCTTAGCAATGCGTTCAAAAATAGACACACTTATGGCACGCCTTGATGATTTAGAAAGCAGAGCAGAGGGTGCAAATCCACAACTTGAAATGATGTCTTTTATTATGACTGGACTTTTCTTAATGTTTGTTCTTGACTTAACAGTGAAAAAATTATCAAGATAGTTTCTTAGCCAAAGGCCTGGAAACTAACAAGATATTATAGATATTAATAAAAAAATGCGCAAATTATCAATATATTATTGATAATTGCATAATAAATGCAGAATATATTTTTCATTTCTTCCGAGAAACCAAACGCATATCCAGTTATTGATACACATTATGTATGGGTTCCTATTCATAATAAAATAACATTTGAAGAATTTTCTGAACTCTGGCAAAAGAAACAACCTTATGCAATTTATACACATGGCAGTTATTCACAATGGGCATATCTTTCAGATATTTTTATAATTAGAAAAAAATGGATTCATTTAACAACACTTCCTGAAAAATTAGATATATCATATTGTGTATTTTCAGGAGTTCTAGGACATCATAATGATTCTAATTTTCCCCTCATTTCAGTTATCACTTCCACCTTTCATAGTAAAGAGAAAATTCTAAGGCCCTGGAATAGTCTCAAATCACAAACTTACACTAATTGGGAATGGGTTGTCTGGGATGATTCCAAAGATAACCTCACTTATGGTGACCTTCTTGAAATAAAGAAAAAAGATTTAAGAATGCGTGTCTATAAGGCACCTGAACCCAGTGGGTCCATCGGTGAAATGAAACGTCTGGCTGCAGGAGTTTCGTATGGTTCCTTTATTGTTGAATTAGATCACGATGATGAATTACATCCCGAACTATTTCAATGGTTAATTGATGCATCAAAAAAATATAAAGAGGCCAATTTTTTCTATTGTAATACTGCTGAATTGTTTGAAGGGACACTAAAATCACATTCCTATAAGGATTTTTTTGCCTATGGGTATGGTTCAAATCTAAATGTGTGGTCAGAAAAATATAATCAATGGATTACGCAAATTGATAATGGTCCTGCAAACGCCGTAACTCTTAGACATTTAGTAGGATTACCAAATCACGTGAGAGCCTGGAAAACTTCTTTTTATGATAAGATTGGAAAACATAATCCAAGACTAACTGTATCTGATGATTACGACTTACTACTACGCAGCTATATTCATGGAAAATGGTGTCACATTAGAAAATGCGGATATTATCAATATAGAAATGTTGATGGAAATTTTACTTTTATTCGTAATAGCCTTATACAGCATAATGTAAAACACATCTATGAACATTATAAATCACAACTTCCACAGATTCCTGAAAGCCATAAATACCAGCCTTTCTGGAAAAGTGAAGATGGGCAATATCCAGTAACGCATTTAACATATGATCCAGAACCTCATGAATATTCAATTATAATGCTAGATGCTAGCAAGGAAAAGATTGAACATATAATGAATATTGGTATTTCATTTCACATTTACATAGTGGGTCCCTGTCCTGAAATACCAGTTGAATGGCGGAAAAAAGTGAGCTGGTGGTGCCTTGGCACAGAAAATAAAGAAGAAAAAATTCGTTATATTAAACGTGGAATTGCAACTGGCACAGTGGTTTTAACTGAGGATGAATTGGATAAGATTAAAATAGATAATACACTCTTAGAATTAAAACAGATTCATTCAAAACTAAAACTTAAGCATGGAACATTTAATGATGAATTTCCAGAACAATTAATGGCTGTAAAATATTTAACAGGCAATGAAAAAGTTTTAGAGTTAGGAGGTAATATTGGAAGAAATAGTCTAGTTATTGCACATATTCTTGCAGAAAAAGGTAGTAATTCGTTAGTAACTTTAGAGTGCGATACTAGTATCTCAGAAAAATTAAAGGAAAATCGTGAAATTAATGGTATGAACTTTTATATAGAAAATGCTGCACTCTCACAAAGAAAACTAATTCAGAAAGGATGGAATACAATTATTAGTGATACAGTATTAGAAGGATACAAAAGTGTTAATACAATTACATTAAATGAATTAAAAGAAAAATATAATATTGCCTTTGATACACTTATTATAGATTGTGAAGGAGCATTTTATTATATTTTAAAAGATATGCCAGATATATTAAATAACATTAAACTTATTATAACTGAGAATGATTACCGCAATGTTAACCACAAGAATTATATAGATAGTATCTTAAAAGAAAATAATTTTTATGTAGATTATTTTGAAAAAGGTAGTCAAGAAGCCTTTGACTTGAAATTTCCATGTTGCTTAAATTTTTATGAAGTCTGGAAAAAAACGCCTTAAATTGACCTAATAAATTCCCACTGTAAATCCTTGCAAATCTTCTCCCAGATCTTATCCTGCGCATAGAGTTTATCACGATTTTTTAATAAAGGGAAGCAAGGCAAGAAATCATCTAACTCCAAAAGTTCACACAACTTATACAAGACATAGGAATACGATAAAAAATTAGAACGTTCTGCAGGGCAATGTTTCTGAAAAGACGGCTGGATTTCCTTAAATAAATAACGCAATTTCTCTTCTGTCTCCCTACCCATAACTGGTGCAGTATGTCCATTAAGTCTACTCAAGATATGTGGAACATGTTCATAGAAAGAATTATACTTGAGCTTCTTGAGAATCTCACGTATCTTACTACGATTCAAAGAAGATGCCTGTAAACGCTCTTTCTTAATCTGCTCTTGAATATGATCAAATACATCCTCTGGAATTTCGGTGCTTTCCTTAGCCTGAAATTGTGCTAACCACTCATTAAAGTGATTAATACGCTTATATGCATAATAAGACACTTCACGAGGTGGGTCCTTATAAGATGGTTTATCTGAATCCATCAAAATAAGCTTATGAAATCCACAATGAGGGCAAGAAACAGTGGCATCATTGATTGAAATTTTCATATCTTCTCCACATGCATCGCACATAAAAGATGTGTCATTTAACGCATGCATAGATGGCCTGGAATAATGAGGGTCAATTCTTTGTAAATATTGATCTAAGAGAGTATCACGGCGCAAGGTATCCCCATGTTCTCTATTTGAAGAAGCATATGAATTAGATTGAGCTTGAACTTTTGCACCACTAATATCTTGTCTTGATGCATTTTCTAGAGCTTCAAACACACTACCTGGTCTAGCCCTATCAGCAACTGATATAACATTATCAGCTCCACGATTAATTCTATCTTGAATATCATAATACTGAAAAAGAAGGTCACAAGTCTGTAAATAATAATCAAAGACTGCACCTTTCTCATCAATGGAATCTATTTTTTCTCTGGTTTCTTTTATCTCTTGCTCAATCTGATATCTTTCCACATCGCCTTGTTCTTTTTTGTAATCAACACAAAGTGTATCATATTTAGTTTGCAAGATAGATGCATGCTCTGTATTATCTTTAATCTTAGTCAAGTAATGTTGATGAACTGTATCTAGAGTTGTCCTAGCTTCTGGATTAGACCTCTTTGATGGCCTAATTTTAAAGAAGGGGTCGTTCATATACTAAGGAAATCCTTGGCCCTTTCTTTAACCCAGGTCATAGTGCGTTAATGCACATGAATATTAGATTACGGCTAAGGCTTTTGGCCCTTTGGCCCTTTGGCCCTTTGGCCCTTTGGCCCTTTGACCTTTAAAAAATAAGATAATTGAAGTAAAGTCTGAGTGGACTATTAAGCTAGAAAGAGCAAATATTGAAGAAAAAAACTCAGGCCACTGTGAAGGCTGGATATAGCTATAAAATCTGGATTTACAATGACAAGAAAGTGAAAGTTGAGAAAAAGGTATACTAGAAAAAATGTCTTCCGGCAGATTTTCTTTTTCCACCGAAAAAATCATTTTTCCAGAATTTTTTTCTCTACGATAGGTATAACAACATGACTGGCGGAGGGTTGATGCAATTAGTAGCCTATGGTGCACAGGACGTCTATTTAACCGGTAATCCCCAGATTACCTTCTTTAAGGTGGTATACCGCAGACACACCAACTTTGCCATGGAGTCTATTGAGAACCCTTTCAACGGTTCTCCTGGCTTTGGCCGCAAGGTAACTTGCACCATCCAGCGTAATGGTGACTTAATCTACCGCATCTACCTTCAGGCCACTCTACCCAAGGTGACTCTGCTGTCTACTGACGGCTCTGGTGCCCAGTTCCGCTGGCTCAACTGGGTGGGTCACAACTTAGTGAAGAACGTTGAGCTTGAGATTGGTGGCCAGCGTATTGACAAGCACTATGGTGACTGGCTCCAGATTTGGAATGAGCTCACCCAGGAGGCCGGCAAGCAGGCTGGCTATGCCAAGATGGTGGGTAACGTGCCCCAACTAGTGAATCTCCTAGTGCAGGGTGGCGAGGACTGCGACAACTACTGCGCTGGTGGTGAGCCCAACTCCTCCAACGAGTTCCTCATGTGCTCCCCTGAGTACACTCTCTACATTCCTCTCCAGTTCTGGTTCAACCGCAACCCTGGTCTTGCTCTACCTCTCATTGCTCTCCAGTACCACGAGGTCCGCATTAACCTTGAGTTCAATGACATCCGCAACCTCTGCTTTGACCAGACTCCTGCTCTATCTGACACACACACTGTCCGCACCCGTGTGGCCGCTGCTGGTTTAGTGGCTGCTTCTCTCTACGTGGACTACATCTACCTAGACACTGACGAGCGTCGCAAGTTTGCCCAGGTGTCTCACGAGTATCTCATTGAGACTCTCCAGTTCACTGGCGGTGAGTCTATCACCAGCTCTAGCAACAAGCTAAAGCTCAACTTCAACCACCCTTGCAAGGAGCTCATCTGGGTTGTGCAGCGTGATTCTTTCGTGTCTTGCGATGACCTTGTTATTAACCCCTGGAAGGGCCAGCAGCCCTTCAACTACTCCGATTGGTGGGACCGCGCCGTGCTGGAGTCTGGCTACTCCGTGACTCGCGTGGAGGGCCTTGCCGGCAACAACCCCACCGTGACTGCTCTTCTTCAGCTCAACGGCCACGACAGGTTCCAGGTGCGTGAGGGACGCTACTTCAACGAGGTGCAGCCTTACCAGCACCACACCAACGTGCCCGCCGTTGGTATTAACGTGTATTCCTTTGCTCTCCAGCCCGAGCAGCACCAGCCCAGTGGCACTTGCAACTTATCTCGTATTGATAACACCACCCTCCTGCTAACTGTGTCCAACAACGCCGTGGGCACTGCCACCAGTGCCACTGTGCGTGTGTATGCCACCAACTACAACGTGCTTCGTATCATGAGCGGCATGGGTGGTTTAGCGTACAGTAATTAATTGCAAATCCACCCAGTGGTCTCCAACAAATTACGATATGATTTCTGCGACAAAATTGATTATAAAATTTCATATCCATCTAGTATACTAGTTGAATATGAGATCTAGAGAAGGAATTGGAGGAAGAAATCTACTCAAAGCTATTATCTAAATTAGCTGGCTGTGATACAGATCTAAGTGCGTGAAATAGCCCACCTACTCGTAATAAGCGGGAATGCAGTATTTGCAACCGCTTTTCCACCAAGGTCGGCTGAGACCGCATGAATACCACCATATTGCCTTGATACTCCAGCTGAATCTGCTATATCTTGCCATACAGACCATGTTAAACTGACATCTGAAGTAGGGACTAAACCAGTTTGTATTAAACTAGTTCGCGCTTTAACTGGAATATTAGAAAGACTAATTCTCAGTGTTCCTAAGCCTGTATACATCGGTGATAATAAATTTAAGTCTGAGGCATTTATACTAGTAGTTGGTATAGAAGAAGAAAACCACGCATTCATGACATTAGCAAACCCTTGTGAAAATGTGCTGTGACCACTTGGAAAATCGGGAAAAGGTGGTGTAACAAAAGTAGATTCTTGATAAGGAACCCATATGTTTCCATTAATAGAAGTGCCATTAATAGCAGTTCCATCATATTTTTTCAAAGTCTGTCCAGCATAACGTCTACGAATTTCTTGAATTGGCCTTGCTTCCATATTGTCCCGTTTGAGAGCCCAAGTTAAACGAGATCCTTCAAAGATATTGATTGCTAGTTCTAGCCCTGAGTAAATCATAACATGTAATGCAGGATTAGTAAGTTCAATATATTTTTTCCAGAACCAAATCATCATACATGGAGGAGAAACTGTAAGTGGTCCTCCTGCCCAAAATTCAGCAATAGCCTTTTGTGTATCTGTTAAAGAATTTGTAATACTTACTACACTATCTATTTCAGAGTCTCTAGCAGTGGCTTTTGTAGGATTAGTAATATCAAGATAGTGGGTATTTGCTGTAGTTTTAATTGATGATTCATCACCTGCAGTCAGACAGGTTGAGGTAACATCTCCCCAACCATACGTCAAAAAATTTCTTTTTACTCCGCCTACTAGAAGTGGTGTCCACTTTCTAGGGTTTGGATAATTAGTAACATTAGTAAAATCTTGAGATGTGGTAACATCTAGAACCGTGGCACCATTTGGTAATTGTGCATTTGTTGCTGCAACTGAGGCTGCAACATTTCCATCTGCTTGTCTACCAGTATACCATGTTTGCCATGTAGATAGCCATAAGGTAAAATTACCCTCTAACTTTACCTGTTCTATTATTGTCTGATGTTGATATGCAGTCCAAAAAAAATTAGCACGTGATTGTTCTAAAAGTGTATTTGTATTGTAGGATGGTATAAAGGTTGGCATTGTATTAATGAGAATCTGTGTCATCCAAACAAATATACTCGTATTATCGGAAAGTATATTTTTTGTATCCCAGTTCCATGAATCTTTTGTGCCGGTTATAGATATTTTAGATGTTATCCATGAATATGCAGAAGCAACTGTAAAAAACCATAAATATGCTATTCTAGCGGATCTAGTAGGAGGTACACTTATAGAGGCATTATAGACTAGAAGATCCTGTAATGCAGTAAATATTTGTGTTGTAAGACTAATGCAAGGATTTTCCATTGTAGTCATACTCATAATATCTTCAACGTAAACCTTATAACGATTTATAATTCGCATACCTCCATATTGCCTATTAAGATATTCAGTTGAATTTACAGTCTTAAATATTCTTCCTTTCTCAAAATTCAATTGTATATTATTGTATGCAATAACTCTATTTGCATGTAATTGATGTAGTCTAGTATGATCCATCTATAGTATACATTTAAATATAATATTAATTTCTTGCATTCCAGCAATCTTAAAAAATATATTGTCTAATCCGTAAATCTATAGTGTAAGCTATTAGCCACTAACGTAAATCTCTCCACCATAAGCCATTTGAACCGAGCTCCTCTGGATGTGAACAAAGAACTGTGCGAGTAGCTACTGTTAGCTTTTCCGGTGCTCGCATTTCTGGATTTATATTTCCAAGAATATCACCAAGTATCTTATTATTAATATATCCCCTGTTCTTCAATTCAAGGATAAATTTACTTGCGATTGTTTTTTCTGCTTTAGAATCATTAATAGAAACTTGCAAAATATTAAGAAGCTCTAGAAGTCCAATATCTACTTTTGGCTCTTGATTAAAACTCATTATACCGCTCAATGTGCGAAATATATGTTCAATTTTTAACTGAGCATATATTTAGATGAATCATAATCAACAAATGGAAAATCTTGCTAAAAATTCGCCAGAAGTTTATGCATTATTATCAAAGACATTAAATACTAAAAAGAATATAATAAATAATATAAAAATTAAAACACCTGCATCAATTATACCAACTACATTATCTATACCAGCTGCAGAACTACCACCAGGCAATTACGTAAGTGTATTTTTACGAAATGGTTTAGCAAATCGAATCTTTCAAATCCTAGCAGCTTTAGGATATTCTGAGAAATATAAAAAAAAAGTTATTCTATGTAAGTCTTTATCAAGAGAAGGACCAAAGCCACATGAAATAGGATTATTTAATGTAATTTCTAAAATATTTCCAAATATACCTATGTTAGATGGACCACTTTTTACTACAATACATGAAAAAAAAGAAATGAATTATACACCATTAGAGAATTTAAAACCAAATGTGCTCCTATATGGATACTTTCAAGATGAACGTTATTTTCCCTCTAAAACTTTAATTCCTACTATACGAACCACATATTATCTCAATACATATTTTGTTCATATTAGGGCAGGAGATTATTTAGGTTCTTTTGGTCTAGATTTAGTAGAATATCATAAGAAGTGTTTTACGGAATTAGGAAATGTAATATACCTAGTATTCTCGGATGATAATAATTATGCTGATGCATACATGAAACAATTTGGAATAAAGTATACTATTTGTGAAAAAGTAGAGGCACTAGAATCACTGGTAGAAATGGCAAACTGCGCTGGTGGCATATGTGCAAATTCTACTTTTAGTTGGTTAGGTGGATTTTTTCAAGGTGCGCGGCGTGGCAAAATATTTATGCCCTCTGTATGGCTTAAGGGACGTGATTGTAGTGGAATATATCCTACATGGGCTACTGTGGTTGATATTGGAAATGTTCAAGCCGCACCTATTCTACAAGTCACACCTATTCCACGAGCACCCGCTACACAAGCACCAGCTACACAAGCACTAGCTACACAAGCACCAGCTACACAAGCACCAGCTACACAAGCACCAGCTACACAAACTGCAACTAGAC